AGGGGTCAGTAAACTATGGGATTGCATTACTACAGGATTACACTCTTATTATAGACCCAACCTCAACTAACATCATTAAGGAGCTAAATAACTACCAATGGTCTGATACTAAGTCAGAGACTCCTTTACAGAATGGTTATGACCACCAATTAGATGCGCTTAGATATGCTGTTTCCTATCAATTAGCTAATCCCAATCGTGGTAAGTATTACATAGGATAATGGAAAAGAAACTCGCTAACATACCACACGATAAGCTTCTGCACTTCTTTTACGGTGCTATTATATCTTTTATCTTAGGTCTATTCATACCTCAGCTATACGTTATACTAACTGTTCTGCTTATTGCGGCAGCTAAAGAGCTATATGACCTATTCATTAAGCGTACTAAAATAGACTATTTAGACATAGTTTTTACTCTTATTCCTGCTTTTCTTATTTAGAATCAATATAAATAATACCCATTCTACAGAGTAGCTGAAAGTTTTTTTAAAAAAAATGCAAAAAAGTTTTGGTAGTTTGTAAATGTGTCGTATATTTGTACCAACAAAACGAAACAACAATGACAACAACAACTATAACTAAAGAAACAAGAAACATCAAATCAGTACAGCTCCTTAGCTTTGGAACTTCAAGAACTGATGTATTTGTAGACAGCAAGAAAGTATCTAACAACGCTAGAAAAGAAGCTCTAATCGCTTTAGAAGGAAACGACGTTAAGACTACTACAAGCGTAAAGACTTATGATGTAGACTTCAACTTACTAAACGAGGACATCAAAGTAGAGCAGAGTGAGTATATGAACTTAGTTCGCCAAGCAATTCAAGGATACATAAACAGATAAAACTAACGGGGAGTGTAAAAGCTCCCCTTTAAAGCAATAAAAATGACTAGAGATTCATATACATACGATTGGGACTACGAAGTAAGCTATGCTTACGAGCTAGGCTACTCAGGTAGTAATAGAGCCCCTGAAGAGCACGAGATACAAGTTATATCCATTTGGGATAACTACGACAATAAGCCCGTTACAGGCTACGAGTTCAACTCAATGCTCGGTAGCGTAGAGGAAGAAATTAACGACTATTTAAATAATTTATAATGGCACTAGAAGTAATGATAGTAAACGGAGACAGATACGTTCTAAACGTAGACTCCAAGCACGTAGATAAGACAGCAGATGAGATTATATCTCAGTACCCACAAGAGCCTACGCTTGAATGGGATGAGGTTAGAGACATCGATTTAACAACTAATACACACCCTTGGGATGAGTAGACTATATAAACAGTACAAAGAACAAAAAGAGACTATGGAGTATCAATATGCAAGAATCAAAGCCTTAGAGGACAAGGTAAGGCAACTAGAGGCACAAAACAAAGACCTCAACTATATACTAACATTAACAGAAACAGAACTATGCGAAAAGAAGCAATCATTGAAACAGGCGTTCGACTATTCGGGGGCTTTATAGTATGGCTAACGATGTTTAGTTTAACCTATATAATTCAGAACGTATGAGAATCACTAGAAACAAAATGCTAATCCGCAAGTACATAGACCAACTATCTAGAGATGCTCACGATTCAAATAAGAGGATTGAGAACCTTAGAATAGCTCAGAGATTAGTAAATATACTAGAGGAGGAGGCACAGCTCCCTTCTGTTATGCTAAAATAATTAAAAAAAAATAAAAAAAAAGTAAAAAAAGTTTGGTGGTTTGTAAATAAGTTGTATATTTGTAGTGTTAAACAAATAAAACAAAACAAAATGAAAGCAACTCTAAAATTTTCAAACTACAAACAAGCAGATGACTTCGCAATAGCTTACAAGTTTCACACCTTGAGCAGCCCTATAGTATCTGAGGAAGGTTTAGAAGGAGTCACAAGCGTAACAATATACAATATAGATGAAGATTCTAAGTCTTTTATAGATAATTACATAACTAAATTAAACAAATAAGCTATGAACAAAATACTTATATACTTCAACCTCATCCCTTACAAGGTAGTAGAGCTACCTACAGGGTTAATCGTAGAACACTACAGAAACGGTAAAATGATTGCCAACAAAAGAGCTAAGTAATGACAGAAGGACAAAAGGCTATGTCTTGGGCTCTTAGGACTCACGCTCTTACTGTTTATCCTGTATTGTCTAATCAGACCTACAAGACTAAGAACAGGCTCAATAAGACTATTACTAAGTACAAATGTAGATTGATTGTGCGGATAGGAAACTCAGAGCATAAAGGCAAAGAGCAGTATAAACAGGATTCGGAAATGACCGATAAAATCTACGAGATATATTTACACTATTATAATAAACGAAAACGATGAGAACAAAATACGAACAAAGAAAAAAGCAGTTAAAAGAATTACATTTCAGCGACAGATTGGCTCTAATGGCCACAGGGATATTACTAGTAGCTCCCTATCTATTAGCGTATAAAACAGGATTTATACTAATGGCTGTCGGATTGGGAATGTTAACGCCGCAAGTTTATAGAGCGAAGCAGTACAATCTAGTATTACTCAATGCAGTATCTTTTATAGGGTACACTCTACAGGCTACAGGGGTGTTATAATCACATTTGTTTTGTTTTGTAAACAATTAGCTCCCTTCGGGGGGCTTTTTGTGTTACTACTACATCTATAGCGTGTTTTTAAATAAACAAGCTATGAAGCTGCAAATCCCTACATTATTAAACGATATTACAGTAAGCGAATATCTTAAGTTCATTGAAGTAAACAAAGAAGATGCTGATGAGGAGTTCTTAATACATAAGACTATTTCAATCTTCTGCGGGATAAGTATGAAGGATGTACTAACAATAGACGCTCAGGAGGCTCAAGATATAGCTTTAGAGATATATGCAGTACTGAATCAAAAGGCTAGTTTTGTAGACAGATTCGAGTTAAATGGCGTTAAATACGGCTTTATACCTAATCTAGAAGACCTCAGCTTAGGAGAGTATATTGACTTAGAGACGTACTTAAAAGACCAAAAGAATCTACATAAGGTTGCTGCGGTTATGTACAGACCTATTATAAAGCAATATAAAGAGCTCTACGACATTGAATCATACAACTCTGACCTAAAGGCTCAGGAGGTAATGAAACAAGCTCCGATAGGGATAATATCTCAGGCGGTGGTTTTTTTTTACAATATCGCGAACGAATTACTAAGGGATTCTCCTCGTTATTTGGAGAAGGAGGTGAAGACGGCTCAGGAGACTATTCAGCAGGAGGTCAATTCGCAGCTAAATACGGGTGGTTTAATTCCATCCACATACTTAGCAAAGGTTATGTTGGAAACTTCGAAGCTGTAACTAAAATGAATTTATTAACTGCTTTAACGTGGTTAGAATACGAGTCAGAAAAGGCTCAAATAGAAAACAAAAAAAGATAATAAAATGGAATTTACAAGAGAACAATCAGACGCTTTAATTAAGTTTTTAAATAATAACGACGCTATGCATTCTTTGGGTGAGGACTACAACTCAATAATGAAGTCAATAGAGTCTAATACTATGAAAGAGACTGCTTTTAACTTAAACGGTGAGCAAACAGATGACATTAAAGAGGTCTACGCTTATATGATGAGAAACGGATTAACTAGGTTAGACAGTTTAAAGAGTCTAGATAAAAAATCTAAAAAATAACAATATGAACTCTCTATTTGCACTGACAGACGCTATAAAGCAAGAATTAGACTCTAACGTACTATTAAACTCTGTATCTTACGGGGATGTAGACGAAATAGAGCTACTTAAGACTAATAAGTATCCACTAGCTCACGTTGGAATTAGTACAGGTACTATCTCTGATTCAACCTCAACTATCGAGATGAGTGTCATATTTATTCAGCAGGTTGATGAGGTTAAGACTCAGGAGGACTCTTTTAATGATTCTGAGCTATATGCTCAAAACAATATGTTAGCAGCAGCTACAAGGCTTGTACAGGTCCTTAAACGTGGTGATTTATACGCTCAAGGCTTTCAACTAGAGGATGACGCTACAGTTGACTTCTTTGGTGACAGATTTACTGACAAAGTTGCAGGTGTGACTGTAGATATGACAGTAACTATTAAAAATAGCGTGTCAGTATGCTAAGAATCAGTACTACATATCCATTAGCAAACAAACTACTCAAAACTTGGGGNAAATACGTTATTCAGCAAGGTCGAAGCATCTTAGCTAAACAGAATAGCTCTAAGGACGGTTTGTACAGAAAAATGAAGTATGTAATACAGTCTAAAATGAATAGAAACCTTAAGGGCCGCTTCACAGGTGGTTCTACATTACCTCAGCTCTCTTTTGTTCATCCTGCTTATGGTGAATTTGTTGATAAGGGTGTTAGGGGTACTAATCCTAATAAAGAGGATTACGTTGCGAATGGTGAATACTCATTTAAAAATAAAAAGAAATCTATAAAGGTTAAAGGCAATAGCTCACTAGCAGCTTGGGCTGAGAAAAGAGGCTTAAATAAGTGGGCTGTAGCTAAGGCAGTACATCAAAGAGGTATTAAGAGAAGTTTATTCTTTACTAAGCCATTTGAAAGACGCTATGCTAAGTATATAGCATTATATCACAAAGCGGTTGCTGACGATATTGCAAACAACATATCAAATCAAATAAGAAAACGAATTAAAGCACAAAAAATAAAGTAATGTATAGATTAATAAACACAAGAAGTCCGTTCTACCTTCAATTCACCTCAGCAGGTAATGAGCCCGAATCAACTAACTTAATGGGCTACACTGAAAAGTTTAACGAATGGGGAGGTTTAAATTACTCGACATCTGCAGATGTGACTACTTATGCGGGTCAACCATTATACGCGCCCGACGGAACTCAGACGGCTGATTTAATCACTAGAACGACAACATCGGCTAGTTATGCGTCTAAGGCTGCGCCAAAAGGAAACTCATTAGCTCAAGAATATACTCTTTCTGTATTTGTGAAAAGAGGGACTTCTAGATATGTTTCACTCAGAGCTCAGGGATTATACCCTGACAGGATAGATACTCAGTACGATTTTGAGACTATGCAGTTTTCAGTTGTTAGCAATTACAATACAGATATTGATTATATATCTAGCCACGTTGAACAATATAACGGTTGGACTAGGATAGGTATAACTGTTTTATCTGATACTCACACATCAATAACGATGAGCTTATCACCAAAAGAAGACGCCAACGGAGGTACTGATTCGAATGACTCAAGTAGCTCTGCGAGTGTTTTTCTTTGGGGTGCTCAGGTTGAGGAAGGGTCAGCAATGACCTCGTATATAAGTAACTCTTTTAGTGCTCAGGGAACTAGAGCTGAATCCACATCATTTAATGAGCAGGACGTCACGCTAAGCCTGTCTATATATACAGGGGCCTTTACGCTTAATCCAACAGAAACAACGTACACCCTAGTTAAGAGTCCTACAAACGGTTTAACTACATTTGAATTTAGTGAGTTAATTAGAGACTATATTGAGCAAAATAGCAATGTGTCTGATGGCTCTGTATGGGTTAGAGCTACGATGTCTGACGGTGTTCAATTTGACAGAGAATACGACTTCTTGGCTACAGAGGGCTATAATACAAGAGTGGACGGTGTTCAGACTATCTATAATACTAATTTTCAGGCTAAATTAATGCAAACTAATACAGATGTAGTAATCCCTGAAGGAATGACTTTAAACGTGTCTGTTTACGCTAATCAAAACGCATCTTACTCCATAGACGGGGCTGCTGATGTTTATTTTAGCACTCCTTCAACAAATAGCGACTACATTCAAAGTATTTTAGTTAGTTCTGCTGATTCTGTTGTTGAGGTTAAGAATTTAGACTCAACGATATCAACTATAAACGTATCTGAAGCAGAGTGTAGTAAATATCCTGTAAATATGTTAACCTTTGTCAATAAACTAGGAGCTAAGCAAGATTTGTACTTTGAAATGAAGTCAACTCAAAAGGTGTCTGCTAGGTCTAATGATTTTAAAAGAAACACACTAGATTTTACTGATTTAACTGCCAATAGCTTAAAACACACTACAAAAAAGAGAGTAGGAGAAACTACAGAGAGTTTTGCACTCAATACAGGATTTTTAACAGAAAATAACGCTCAAGCTATTGAAGAATTACTTGTTTCTGAGTATGTTTGGTTAACTCAATCAGACTCTACTATAATTCCTGTAAATATTACAGATAACAGCGTAATGAGAAAGAACCACCTCAACGATAAGCTGATACAGTACACTATTAACGTAGAAGCATCAGCTCCTTACTTAAATAACTATAGATAATGAAATACCAACTCGAAATATTCGTAGAAGGCCAAAGATTAGATACATTTGACTACGAGGCTCTAAATTTAAAGAAATCTACAAAAGATTTTAAGGATATTAGCAAAGTATTTACTTCATTCAGTAGAAGTATGACTATTCCTGCGTCTAAATCTAACAATAAGGTATTTAAACACTACAACAATACCGCTATAGTTCAAGGTGGATTTGATGCGAGGTCCCTAAAGGACGCTGAGCTTAAGGTTAATGGAATTAGCTTAGAAAAGGGAAAGATTGGCTTAGAGAGCGTTAAAAAGCGTAATGGGGAGGTCTACAGCTACAGTATTAGATTCTATGGAGGACTTACAGAGCTTAAAAAGAGACTAGGGGAGGATTATATTCACAACTTAGACTTGTCTGCTGATAACATATTAAATCCCGTATATAGCGACTTGATTTCTCAAAGCTTAAGCACATATCCTGCAGTGTCTTTTATATTGTCATCATTGAATAGGCGATTTGTATATGCAGAGGACAATTTTGACCACGTTTCAGACGAGGGACTAAGTGATACGGGCCTAGTCAACATTGGTTTTGACTCAGGAGTATCAACCTCAACGGTCAATGATGAGTATGGGGTTACAGACAATGACTTGGTAGCTGCTTACAGAGTAGGTTCTTTAATAGACGCTATAGAATCAAAGTATAACTTAACAATGACAGGAGCTGTTGATTTTAGGTACATTTCTGAATACAGGATTCTTTTAAACTCATCAAACAGAGAGATTAACGCTGATACAATGAACGAGTACATTGACTACACCCTTAATCCTGCGACTTACACATTAAACGGGCTTAATGTAGCCAACGCTGATACCGAGTTAATTAAAACAACCTCTAATTTCAAGAAAGGCTTGAGGAATTCATTTGAAGTAACTAGTTTTGGGCTTCAGAGGTTTGCTTTGAGAGTTTGCGTTCAGACAACTATAGTTAATTTTGCTGTTGATGTATTAAGGAATGGTGAAGTAGTAGGGACTATCTCAGAAGCTCAGGCTCAGGAATCAGGTACGTTCTCATTCTATGGTGGGACAGATACTGTATTTAGGGCTAAGGATTATATAGGTGAAGCTGATTGGAGCTTTAAGGTTAGAGCAGCAGGGAACGGTTTTGTTACTGTCTCTTATAGATTCGCCAATAGAGTAGGTTCTTCTATTTCCTCTGCTACAAGTTACAACTCTTTCGCTGTATCTTCTACAAGTTCAGGAGCTAGCTTTTATGATATATCAGCTAACCTACCTAAAATGAAGATAAAAGACTTTATAGGTGTTTTAACTAAGCAATTTAATTTAATACCTGAAGTGACTATTAACGAATCAGGGGCTCACAATATAGACTTTAAACATTACGACTACTATATAAACCAAGGTGAGAGCTATAACATAGCTAATTACGTTGACATAGACAGTGAGACTATTAAACCTGCTAATATGTATAGCGGAATAGAGTTTAATTACAACGAACCAAAGACAGCGATGCAACAGGCTTTTAGCACTGTTAACAATAGAAACTATGGAGAGTTGAACTATCAAATTTCAGAAAATCAAGACAGAATCTCAGGAAGTTCTTTCGAAATGGATGTTAACACAAATAGAGTACCTATTGAGAGGTTAGATAATATTAGTAATTTATCAACTATAAAATTCTTGCCTTGGCTTCAGTTAACAGATTTAAGTAACAATAAAGTAGACCTAGGCAACTGCTTCTTATATGCTGCAAACAGTACTTTTAGCGTAGCTTACAACACAGGTGCTTCTACAATAGAGAAAAGTCAGACTGTAATACCTTCTAATATGTACTACCATAACCAACTAGCAGCGTCTTTTCAATCTTACGGATTATGTGGTAACTTCTTTGGAGCTGAAACTAGCGAAATATACAGAAATGATAAAAATAGCGGTGTAGGTTTAGTTAACTTATTTTGGGACAATTACTTGTCTATGATGTTCGACAGTAGAACTAGAAAGGTTAAATTATCTGCTTATTTGCCTGAGCGTATAATGATAGATTTAAATACTAACGACAGGCTAAGTATAAACGATAGGTTGTTTATTATTGAATCATTTACGACTAACTTTCAATCAGGCAAAACAGACTTAGAACTTATAGAGGTATCTAAGGATGTATTTGACTTATTTAGCTTAACTACTAAAGACTTTTCTGATGATTTATCGGGCATTGATGTAGACGACTTTACTCATATAGCATTATCTTCTAATGGTGAGATAGTATCTTATACAGATAGCTACGAAGTTAGTTCAATTGGTAATGTAAAGAATAGAATAATAGCAGAGTCCTAGGCTGTATCTTTTGAAGGGGTGGTAATTGATTCTCTTATCACCCTGTTTAATCTACTATTCATATTCATACGATTAGAAACTAAGAACATTTTAATCCTTCTTTTCATTTGCTTTATATCTCTTAGTTCATTATCTTCTAAGCTTATGTTTTTCTTTGCTTTATTTAATACTCTTGCTAATTTTGTTTTATGTAATTTAGTGAGAAAGCTTTGATTTTTTGTAATATATAATATATCCTGTATCATAGAGGGGGTGTTTTTAAAGTGTGTTCTTCCATATCGGATTTTAAATCCAAAAAAAAAGGCTAATTAGAAGTGTGTAGAGAGTATCATATGAGATATTCGTTCTTCTAAAAAGCCTTAATAAATATTTTAATCACATATAATTAAGAACCCTCTACATATTAAAAACAATTTATAGTTATTTTTTAACATTATGAATGTTTCAATCTGTAAACAACACTGTTTTTAAATAAACAACTTATGATAAAGCTAATACAGATGCTATTAAAGGACTCTGAGAGCAATTCTAAGGCCATTTTAAGAGCTAAAGGACGATATAAGTACCCCAACAGTATTAAGGAACTTAAAAACTATTTAAAGCTAAAACAAAATGGCTAGAGAAACAAGAACAGTGCACGTTAAAGTTACATCTAACGTCTCAAGTGTAGGAAAAGAAACAAGTAAGGCAACTGCTCAGGCAGGAGGATTAAAAGGAGCTTTAAAAGGCGTCGGCAGTGCTGCTGCTATCGCTACAGGTGGCATTCGCTCAATGGCTGCTGCATTAATGGCTTCAGGTGTTGGTGCTATTGTGGTGGCTTTCGGCTCATTGGTATCTATACTAGGCTCTGCTATACGTGAATCAATGGATTTTTCCAAGGAATTATCAGGACTTCAGGCTGTTCTAGGAGCGGATAAGGACGCTATGGGGGACTTTTCCAAAGAAGCTAAGCGTTTAGGTGCTACAACTGCTTTTACGGCTTCTCAGGTCGTTGAATTACAAAGAGAGTTTGCGAAATTAGGCTTTACAAATGATGAAATTTTAAATGTAACAGAGTCAACTCTTAATTTAGCTGCTGCTGCAGGTACTGACTTAGCAAATGCCGCAATGGTCGCAGGTTCTACGCTTAGAGGGTTTGGATTAAGCTCTGAAGAGACTGCTAGGGTTACTGATGTAATGGCTTTGTCATTTAGCAGCTCTGCTTTAGATATTACACTCTTTCAGGAGTCAATGAAATTAGTTGCCCCTATCGCGAAGACCGTTAAAGTGGATATTGAACAAGCTTCGGCTGCTTTATCTGTATTAGCTGATAGCGGTATTAAAGGAAGTATGGCAGGAACTCAATTACGTAGAGTAATGACTGACCTCGCAATGAAGACAGGAAAAGACTTTCAGACGTCATTAACTATAACTAAAGAAAGACTTGACGCCACTACAAATGACGCTCAAAAATTAGCTATAGCAAAAGAATTAGTAGGTCAAAGAGCTGCATCCTCTTTATTGATATTAGCTGAGAATGGTCAGAAGTTGCAGGACTTAGAAAAGGACTACGATAGAGCAGGAGGTGCCGCTGAGAGAATGGCTAAAGTTAGACTAGACAACTTATCAGGAGATGTAACTATTTTGAAATCTGCTTGGTCAGGTTTGTTGTTATCCTTTGAAGATGGTGAAGGTGGTCTCAATCAATTAGCTAGATTTGGAGTTAAAAACCTTACAGCTTCACTGACTGCTGCTACAAACGCTGTCAATTTCTTAGGTTTCACTATGGACTATTACTTCGGAAGCAATAGCTCTGAATTTGAAACAGGCGTAAGCAATAGAGCTGCTATGATTGGCCTTATAGTAGCTAAGATTAAGAGAATGGCTGCTGAGATTAAATTGACTTTAGCGGATGTGCCTTTATTTGGTAGAATGTTCGATAAAGAACAATTACAAAGAGATTTAGCTGAAGCCGTTACTATGGCTGCTTTCGCAAGTCAGAAGATTAGAGAAAATGATGCTTTAGGTAAAAAAGCACAAGCTGAGAAGGGTGACTTTTGGACTATGTGGGAGGAACAAAAGAAAAGACTAGAATTTAAAAAGACTGAAGCTATTAAATCAGCTACTTCTGATGAGTTTATTGAAGGCCAAGGAGAGAATGTAGATAGAGAAATAGACCAAGAGAAAGCCAAGAGAGAGAAGTTTAGAAACGAGCTTAGGATGAAAGAGGAGGATTTTGAAGATGAAACTGAACAAGCTAAGATTGAGCGTAAAATGCAAAGACATATTGCTGAGATGGAGATGTTAGGTTTCACTGAGACGGAGATGCGTGAACTTGAGCAAAATATAAGAGACTACTATGCGGGACTTCAGAAAGAAAAGAAAGACGAAACAGAAGTTCAGGAGCTAGAAAGACTAGAAAGAGAGAAAGCGACAAGAAACCAAATGTTAATGACTAACCTAGATAATGCTGCTAGAATAGCGGGAGAGGAAACTAAGCTAGGTAAAGCTTTACTTATTGCTAAGCAACTTCTATTAGCTAAAGAGTTATTTAACGAAGCTAAGAACGCTATAATAAAAGCAAAGCTCAGAGCAACTGAATCCGTCGGTAGTGTTACTGCGGGAACCGCTAAGGCTGCTGCCACTTTAAACCCTGTTGTGATTGCGGGTTACGCTATAACAGCCGCAGGTATTATCTCAAGTATTGCTTCTGCTTTTAAAGCATCTAAAGAAGCATCTGCAGCCGCAGGAGTATCAGGCGGAGGCTCTGCTCCAACAGTAACAGCACAAGCCCCTAGTTTTAACGTAATAGGCCAACAGTCAGCAGGTGAACAAGCTATCGGCTCACGATTAGACGCTCTTGCGGGTGGTGCCCTTAAAGCCTACGTAGTAGAGAGCGAAGTAACTAATGCTCAGCAACTTAACAATCAAGTGGAAAATACGGCCTCTCTTGGTTAAGAAAAGACCTAAAAATTGTTTTTAAATAAAGTACGTTATGAATATATACGAATTACTAATTGACGAAAATGAAGATTACTCAGGAGTACAAGCGATTTCAATCGTAGAAAATCCTGCCATACAGTCTGATTTTGTAGCATTGGCTGATGAGAAGCCTGTAATTCTAGCACGTACTAATGAAGATAAGCGCATCTTAATGGGGGCTGCTTTAATCCCTGATAAACCAATCTACAGAAACCAAGACGGTGAGGAGTTCTACATCTACTTCAGTAAAGAAACAGTAGCTAAAGCTGCTGAAATGTTCTTTAAGAAATCTAACCACCAAAACGCTACTTTAGAGCATCAGCAACCAATCGAAGGAATGACTGTATTTGAATCTTGGATTGTAGAAGACCCTAATTTTGATAAGTCTAAAAAATACGGTTTAGACGTGCCTGAGGGAACTTGGATGGTTTCAATGAAGGTAGATGACGAAAGTATTTGGACTGACCAAGTAAAGAATGACAAAGTATTCGGATTCAGTATTGAAGGAAGCTTTGCTAACGCTCTTAGAAAAGAAGTCGCTCATCCATTACCGAGTATGCTATCTGACCAAAAGCTAGACTCTGTATTGTCTCAAATGACTGAGATAGTAGCAGAGTTCTACGAAGACGAAAAAAAAAAGCTTAATCTAAAAACCTATAGCGATTATCCTCAGGCGGCTAGAAATAACGCAAAGAGAGCCATTGCTTATAAAGAAAAGAACGGTTCATCTTGCGGAACTTCTGTAGGTTGGACTAGGGCTAGACAATTAGCTTCAGGTGAAGCTTTAAGCAGGTCCACAATCGCTAGAATGGCATCTTTTAAAAGGCATCAACAAAATAAAGATGTACCTTATTCAGAAGGATGCGGCGGTATTATGTGGGACGCTTGGGGTGGCTCTGCGGGAGTTAATTGGGCAATAAGTAAGCTCAAAAAGATTGACTCAAAGAAATAACATTTAAACCCCCTATTCGTTAATTCGTCTAGGGGTAATTTTTAACTTTTAAAACAAAAATAATGCCTATAAATATAAGACAGGTTGAAGGAGTAAACGACGGCAACGACTTATTCACAGACCAAGCTAACAGCACAACCTTAAATAATAATACTTCTAGAATATCGTCTAATACAAGAAGCTCTGTCGTTGAAAATGCTCAGGGATTTATTGGCTATGTAACAGACTACTATAATTTTGACGGAAGTAATCCGACTCAATCTATAGCAGCTGATACGTTTACAGATTTAGAGCCACAAATCCAAACATTGTTTGATGAGAGAACCGACGCTATGAAGTCAGGTTCTGCAGATGGGTACTTACCTTCTTCTCACGGGGAACACGGACACGAAACTCACGGAGCTAACCACTTTAGTTTAGCAGGATTAGAAAAGGGCTCTTTTTGTACTGTCAGAATACTTTACAAACTTACTCCTGAGATTGACGAATCTAGCTCACAAGTTAGATTACACTTCTCGACTAACAACGCTGCTCAATCAACAGGATTAACTGAGTTTACTATTGAATCTCAATCCCTAGTAATGAACAACGGAGCGAATGAATCTTATAGTGATGAAAACTTGATATCATTCTTTGTAGGTGATACACTAGCAGGAGCAACAGAAGCTGAGGCAGGAAGCTTTCACGTTTCAATTAAATCAACTGTAGAAGCTGACCTAGAAGTCCTAGGAGTAACTCTCTACGCAAACGTATAATATAAAAAAAACAAATAAAAAATTAAAATAAAATGGCACAAATTAAAATATATGGTGATATAGATTCGGCTTCAATGTTTTTCATAAATTCTACAGTAGACCCTAAGCCAATGGGTATAATAGTAGCATCTTTAAAATCTGATGAGGACAGGATTGTAATTCAAAGAAATGATAGATTTGACCCTGACGGAGTAGCTTTTAGAACTATATTCAGACGTTTAAATCCTACAAGAGTACAAAATAGAGACGGTCAGGACTTAGTGGGTACTTTAGGGTATTCAACTCAAGAAGTAATTGACTACATTAATACACAAGCAAACCTTCAAGGCGTTACAGGTGGAGATTCTACAGGAACTGATTTAACGGGCCTTAGCGTTTGCTTTAAGCTAGATGACACTTCTACATCTATAATGATGTCTAACGGCTATGAGTTTGGTGTAAACACTATTAAAGCTGTTGCTAACGATGCAGGTTTTATTGATATTAAATCGGAACTAGGAGACAGAACTCACTTCAGTAACTTAGAAACAGGCTTAGCTTGTAAAGGTGAAGATGACTCTGTAATCTCAGGAGGTTTAAATGACGTTATAAACTACTTAAACGAACTATTCACAGTAGGAGCATTTGAGCAAGTTGTAATATCTGACCCTTACTCAACTATGGTTGCTGATGTTAACGGTACTGATTCAGGATATACTTTAGAGGGTGCTGATGCTATTGACCCTATTGGTGATGACATCTTTACTTATGACGGTGTAGGCTACGCTAACTATGCAGGTTTAAAATCTGTAGCTACTATAAACCAAAAAGGTGAGTATTACACCTTTGACATTAGAGGTGAAGGAACTATAGGCTTTGGACTTGTACACACTCAAGATAGTTTTGATGCGGGTTTATATAGTGGGAACGTTAATTACGCTAATCCTGTAAACTTTGCAGCTATAAATTCAGCTCATTACGGTATGCAGTTCTCACATTGGTTTCACGCTACGCCTAACGGCTCTTGGACTAACTACGGAGCTAACACTTCTTACTCAATGCGCTCAGGGTGGTCTAACTTTAACGGAACTGACGAACAAGCTGATTGGTTAGCAGGTAATCCAATAAAAATAAAAGTAGGAATCGATGAGAATGGCTACATAGCTATATCTACATTAAGAGACGGCGTTAATTGGGAAGTTCACGCTCGAAGTGGATATCCTGTACCTCAAGGCTCATCTTATCACTTAGGTGTTAAATCTCAAAGCACTTCTGCAAGAGTATATTCAGCTCCTAAGGTACACCTATTATCTGTGGATGACTCGCCTGTTGTTATAGGCGACACAAATGTAACTCTATTGGGTGACGCTATTGGTAGTTTAAACGGCGGAATTGCAACAGCCTCGGGTACTAATTATGATAATGGATTTATTACAGAGGAAGGCCTTGATGCGTCAGGAGAATACTTTGAATTCGAAGTTAACCTAGGCTCAAATCATACAGTTTCTTTGGTTAATGCGGATACGCATTCTGTTGCGACAATAGCTGCTGACAACTCAATAGACTTAATAGATGACTACGCTTATTTCGGCCAACCTATTAACAACCTAGGGGCTGTGACTCTAAATCAGCATAATTGGTCAGGAATATCTGCTATAGAAGGTAATAGATTTGTAGCTACCAACTTTAGAATAGGATTTGATAATCAAGGTAAATTAACAGTATGGAGTTCTACAGATGGAACTAACTTTATCGTAAGTAAATATCTATCTTCTGCTTCTATCAATGGAGATTATAGGCTTATGTATATAGGTAGGGATGCAGGAGCTACATTTGAATCCTTATCTAAAGGTCAATTATCTCAAGCTCCTACTATGTATTTTAGATATATTGAAAGCCCTGACGGTGTATTTAATTATCCTTTATTTGCAACTGAAGAAGAAGCTGAATACTATGACGAAATAGTAAACGGATTAGCAGCAGGCACAGGCTCTAGTCACACGCATACTTATGCTGATGACGCTACAAATACAACTTGGTATATGCCTGAGGCTTCTCACGATGCTTCTGAGTATCAAAGTAATTCAGCACCTGACGGAACTGAAACATTTAATGGCAATGCGGTTACTTATACTGAAGTTACATCTTTAACAAATGCAGATTTAACTCCGACTCAATTTAGTAGCTCTGACTACACTTATCAAGAAGGTACTGCTGTTAACTTGCAAGTAACTCCTGCAGGTGCTTCTTGGTCTACAAGTGTATCTATAACTCCTAGCGGAAGCGGATTGGTTTATGATGGATATAGTTTAATTCAAGGTACTTTGAATGATGTATCTACAGACACTATCTACACTGTGAGTGTAACAAGAGCTAATTCATACGGTTCTAGTATCGGTACTTTTGAGATACAGTCTACAGACGTTCCTCCTGTACAGACTAATTATACAGCTTGGACTAAGGCTATTGACTTTAGTGGCTCTAGTGAATACTTAAAGCATAACTCAGGAAACGCTACCGCTTCTAAGATGCCTCTAGGATTAAGTAGCGGTACTTATATAGCAAAGAACTCCAACCCTTTATATACGGCTACGTCTTCAAGCTCGAGGCCTTGGGCTCAGACTATCGTTTTTAAAGCTGATGGGAATAGCTCTCTTCAATGTATATGGAACAACGGAGAAGGTTTCTATAATAGTTCTGATAATTTCGGGCTAGAAATCGACGCCAATAATACGCTATGGTTCTACTACGGTCAGGGGGCTAGTACGTCAGCTAATTACAATAAATGTTATGTACAAATAGGAATTGATACTTCTAATTGGTACGGGGTTTATATAGCACACAAAGGAGGTAGACTATCGGGTAATGACGCTACGAAAGCTAATCTAGGGGAATGCTTTGATATTAGAGTTATGAGCAGTGCAGACAGCTTTACTACTATATCCCCTAACAGGTCGGCTACCAACTCAGGCGGTAATTGGCAAGTAACAGGTAGGCGTATGGATAAAACCGTCGACGGAATGTATACAATCGGAGCAACAGCCTCTTATCAAAAACCATTCTACGGAAAAGTCGCTTCTAGTGTTATCACTACACTTAAAAACAATTCATTAGCTCCTGTAGAAGCTGAAATCAAAGCAATGATTACAGACCCTATCAAGTGGGAGAATGACTACAAGCAAGGCACTACGTTTAGAGCTGCTGATTCTAGCTCAACCGCTTCAGTTCCTAGCGTGCCGAGTGTGGCTTATCAATATGCTACTCAAATCCACTTAATGGGTGATTCTATAGGGATATACCCTTATAGTAACAACGACGCCTACCCTGATATTTTTAATAACCTTAGATGGTATACTTCAACTAAAATGATTATGCAAAATATGGTCTCTAATGATATTGAAACTGTAAGTATCAACGGCTTAACTTAATTGTTTTTAAATAAACACTATGGCTATAATTAAAGCTAAATACAACAACCTAATTAGGCCTTATATGAGGACAGAAAAACAGGGGTTTGGCTCTCTCTACGGAGGGAATCAAATCTCTGATGTTTCTAACTCTGAGAGACTAGATAGTATAGTAAGTTCATCTACGGGCAATATGTTTGTAGGGAGTAGATTATTTTCTTACACTAACTTAAATACAGGTCAGCAATTAGTATTTACTAACGACTCAGTATTCCTTGTGAATGAATCAGATAGCACAATTACAGAGATAGACACAGAGAGAGCTTTGCAGTTTGTTAATAACTCTGAATGGTTGAAGGATTAATTTTTAAAAAGCAGTAAAATATTGTTTTTAAATAAAGTATAACCCTTAAAATTAAACCCTATGGCAAACGCTAAAGAAACCCTAGAAAAGATTGCAAAGGCAATCGGAATCGTAACAGATAACGTAGCTGAAACAGTAAAGGAAACTGTAGAAGACGTTGCTGAGAATGTCGGAGAAGCTGTTGATAATACTGTTGAAGCAGTAGAAGAGACAATCGAAGACGTGAAAGAAACTATTGAGGACGTTGTTGACGATGTAAAAGAAGTCGTTAGCGATGTAGTTGAAACAGTAGGAGAAGCTATTGAAGACGCAGGTGAAACTGTGAAAGAAGTAGCTGAAGCTATTGACCCGACAACTCAAGAGGATAGAGTGAAAGAATTAGAATCTCAAATTGATGAGTTAAAATCTATTCTTAAGGACGCTCTAGAAACGAAAACGGAAGAAGTAACGCCTGAGTTACCTGTTGATGATAAAGGATTGACTCACTCACCTGAGAAGGCTGTAGAGAAAAAATCAGTTAAAATCAGCAAAAAAGGAGGCTCTAGTATTATAGACAACGTATTTAAATACATAAACAATTAATAATTAATTTTAAACATTTTTAAAAATGGCAACTACAACAAGTATAACAACTACTTACGCAGGTGAAAAGGCTTCAGGATTTATTGCTGCTGCTTTATTGAGTGCTCCAACTTTAGATAAAGGTGGAATCACTGTTAAACCTAACGTAAAATTTAAGTCAGTAATGCAAAAATTAGCTGTTGGTGATATCATCGCTGATGCTTCTTGTGATTTTACTGCAACGTCTACAGTTACTTTAACTGAGCGTTACTTACAACCTGAAGATTTTCAAGTAAATCTTGAGCTTTGTAAAAAAGATTTCGAATCGGATTGGCTGAGCATTGAGCAAGGTTTTTCTTCTTTTGATTCTTTGCCTTCTAGCTTTGCTGCTTACCTAATCGGCCACGTTGCTGCTAAGGTTGCTGCTAAAATGGAAGTTAACATTTGGAACGGAGACGCTGACAACGGTGGTGAATTTGACGGTTTAGTTGAATTAGCTAAAGTTGACGCTGATGTAATCGACGTTACTGAATCAGGAGCTAACGATGCTTCTAACATTATCGGACGTTTAGGAAACTTAGTTGACGCTATCCCTGCTACCATTTACGGTAACGAAGGATTGGCTATCTACATTTCTCAAGCTGATGCACGTTCTTACGTAAGAGCACAAGCTGCTTTAGGTTATAAAGACCTTTACCACGTAGGACAAACTGCTATGGATTTCGAAGGTATCAAATTATTTGTTGCTAACGGTCTTTCAAGTGGTCAAATGATTGCTGCTGAAAAGGAAAATTTATTCTTTGGTTGCGGCTTAGAAAATGATATGAATGAAGTGAAGCTCATCGACCTCGCATCAATTGACGGGAGTCAAAATGTACGTGTAGTTATGAGATTTTCAGCGGGTGTAAATTACGCTATCGGTTCTGAAATCGTTTTAAGTCAAGCTTCATAATTAGAGCTTTAATCTAATTAAAATTTAATAGGGTGGTTTAACCGCCACCCTTATTTTTAACTCTTAAAAACTAATAAAATGGCTTGTACATCATTAAGCGCAGGAAGATTGGAAGTATGTAAAGACATCGTAGGTGGATTGAATGCAATTTATTTCATCAACTTTGAAGATGCTACTTACGCAGTTGACGCTGACGGTTTAGCGACTGTTAACGAAACGACTCCTAACGCATACAAATACGACCTTAGAGGAACTTCTACTTTCGAGCAGAACTTAACTTCATCTAGAGAAAACGGAACTACTTTCGTTGAGCAAACTTTAACAGTTAGCTTGAAGAAACAAGATTCAACTACTCACAAAGAAGTTAAATTATTATCTTATGGACGTCCAAAAGTTTTAGTTGAGGATAACAACGGAAATGTTTTTGTAGTAGGTGCTGAATACGGTGCTGAACTTACAACCGCTGCTACATCTACGGGTGCTGCAATGGCTGACAAAAATGGTTACGAAATGACTTTCGTAGCTTCTGAAAAGACTCTTGCTCCTTTCACAACTGAGGTTTTGGCATCTACTTACAGTATTACTGTAGGAAGTTAATAACCAATAACTCTAAATAAAATTAGCCTTTCATTAATTTGAAGGGCTTTTTTTTGTGATATATGTAAAAGTTTAACAAACAACAAAACAAAAAGGGCAGTATATTGTTTTTAAATAAAGGCAAAAATGCACTATATAGATAGTAATACAGACTTAACTCAGGATATCACTCTAAACATAAACACTAGAGTAGATAGCGCTTCTCTAGTTGACTTAGAACTATATAACGAGAATGAGAATAAGATAGCCTATGCATCAGCCTCTTTGAGTTTAGCGAATGCTACATACTACCAAACTATTACAGACTCATTTAAAACAGACGGAGCTAATGTATTAGAGAGTAAAGAAACTTACACTATTTTACTGCTTCAGGGCGGCGTTGTCGTATATCAAGACAAAATATACGTAGATACTGACAAGGATTTTACTCAGGATTCTACAAGAATGACAGACGGACAATACACCTCTAACAGTACAACTAACGATTACGTAATTATATAACTATGAATTTCAATCTAGTAAACTTATCGGGTTATGATATGCCCAAAGCAATAGAAGACCGCAGAAAGGATTGGGTTGCTTACGGAGAGGATAATGACTATTATTCTTTCTTAATTGACTCTTATTTACAGTCAGCTACTAATAACGCTGCAATTAAATCTATATCAGATAACATCTACGGAGAAGGTATATGTATTGATGGAAAAGAGAAAGACTCTGCTGAGGTTAAAGAACTAAGGCAGTTCATCGGCTCTAGATGTCTCAAAAAGATTATTCACGAAAGAAAAATGCTTGGTCAGGCTGCTATGCAGGTTATTTATGATAAAGGAGGTAATAATAAGAAAGTAGTAAAGGTAAAGCATTTCCCTGTACACACTCTAAGACCTGAGAAAATGGACTCAGAAGGTGTTATAAATAACTACTACTATCACCCACGTTGGAGTGAGATGAAAAGAACTGACGTTCTTAAAAAGATTCCTGCTTTCGGAACATCTACAGAAAAGATTGAGCTTTATATTGTAAAGCCTTACCTAAGTAGCTACGATTATTTTTGCCCTGTCGATTATGCAGGAGCTTTAGCCTACGTTGAGCTAGAAAATGAAATCTCAGACTACTTATTAAACGAAGCTAAGAATAGCTTTTCAGGAACTAAGGTAATCAACTTCAACAACGGTATCCCCGACAATGAAGCTAGAGAGATGATTACTATGGACGTTAAGAAAAAATTAACAGGCTCAAGAGGACAAAAGGTGATTGTAGCATTTAATGAGAATGCAGAGTCTCAGACTACCGTAGAAGATATCTCTCTTAATGATGCTCCCGCACACTATGAATATTTAGCTAACGAAGCTATGCATAAAATTCTAGTAGGTCACAGAATTACATCGCCTATGCTCTTGGGTATTAAAGAAAGCGGAAACGGATTAGCTTCTAACGCTGATGAAATTAAGAACGCATCTCAATTATTTCAATCAACTGTAATAAACAACTATCAGGATGAACTCCTTGACGCTATTACTGAGATTATGGAACTTAACGGAGAAGTACCTGAATTGTACTTTATTACTTCACAGCCTATTGAATTCACATCAGAAGACCAAGAGACTGAGTACGATGACAAAGAGCAAAAAGAAGCTCCTATAAGCAAAGAGGAGGCTAAGAAAGAAGATACTAACTTATCTGCTCACGATTTATCGGTAGACCCTAAATTCATTAAAGACGCATTAGAACTTTATAACAATAATAAATAATGGCTATAGTAAATACAGGCGCAGTTGAGCGCACGATAACAGGAGTAAATGAATCAGAGGTAAATTCACAAGCTACTATTATGAATTTAATAGAGAATAGTACTTCAGGTAATTACGGAAACAACCCCGCCTCTGAAATACTAGTTGAAGCTCCTGACGGAACAATCAGCGCAGTAATGCCAACTCCTGATAGTAATTCTGATAGATTTGAGTACTTAATAGACGGAGGAACTTATCCAACAGACACTAAGCTCGTTTATTCTTGGTATAGAAAGAGAGTTACTACTCCTGCAGTTACTACTTATACAGGTGATTTAAGAGTCGTTTCTTTGTCTAATATGACTAACGTAGGCTCAGTTACTCAGATTGAAACTGACTACAACGGATTCGACAGATTTCAAGCTGTTGTCAATATAACAAACGGCTCTTTATTATCAAAAGTTAGAGGGTACTTTGGTTACTCTGTAGGTACAGGTAACTCTAGCGTAGCCTATTGGGGTCACCAATTAGAAACAGGAGCAGAAGCTAGAGCTTACGCTCCTACAAACGGAACTGCTTTATTTATAGATAACAACTCTACATCAGTGGTAAACAACACAGGAGTAACAGAAAGAGCTATCGAAGGTAAACACGACGCTAACTTTGTACATCCATTAGGTGATGAATTAGTGTCAGAAACAACAAACAATTTAAATGGTTGGATTGACGCAAGAAACAATACAACATTATCAGTTGTAGGTAATAATATTAGAGCTACAAGACTTAGTGAGTATGCTGCAACTATAGGAATAAGTTCTACAGGTTTTGCAACTGTAATAGGTAAAACTTATGAAGTTAAAATAATTGCAATAAAAAACAATTCTAGTGGTAGTATTTATGCGAGAATATCCAACAACTCACAAATTACTGCGCCTATTTTTAATGAGCAAAATTTAACTGATAGTATCTCTGTAAACTCAACTTTTATAGCTACAGCTACAGAGACTTTTATCGGTGTATTAGCAACAGCTCAAGGTGGTGGGAATTACATACAATCTAACACTATGTCTGTAAAAGAAGTACTAGTAAACCGTGAATCAACTGTAAACAATACAGGAACAGTAGAAAGAGGCGTAACAGGTGTTAACGAATCTGATGAAATGTTCCCTGACAATACTAACTCAACTATAATAAACCTATAATATGAGTAAAGGAGTAAACGGTTTAGTTGATTTACATATCTACTTGGAAAGAGTAGGCGAACTCGTAGACCCTAAAGAGTGGCATTTAGCTGATGCTAGAGTCGATTTAAACGAGACAGAGGACGAAGATATAGAAGCTATGCTTAATGATACTCTAGACGTCTCTCTGAGCCTCTCAGGAGTTCCTGCTGACACTAGATATAAGGATAGCTCACAGGATTCTAAGCTTATTAAAGTCCGTTATAGATACGCTCAAGGCTCTAAAAGAAACGGAAAGAAGGGTAAGAAATCTAGAGACTTTTGTAGGCTAATGAGAGCTACGAAAAGAGTATATAGAAAAGAGGATATCCTACAAATGGAAAGAGACGGAGTTAACTCTGAATTAGGTCATAACAAACAACCTTATTCGATTTGGCTGCACAAAGGCGGGGTTAACTGCTATGATACGTGGGAGAGAGTTATATATATCAAAAGAACTCGTAAAGACGGAAAGCCTTACGGAGGAACAGGAATTAGAGGTACTTATAAGAGTACTGTAGGGAACGCTAGAAAGAATGGTTTTGACCCTAAAAGAAACAAATATAGAAATAATAAACGAGTAGCAGAAGCTCAGATTGACAGAGCTGACAAGGGTCACCACCCAAGCTATTCGCCTAAAAACAAAAAGAAATAATGGCTACAGCTTTATTCATAACTAAGGATGACTTAGTAAGACAAACAGTATTGTCAGGAAATTTAGATTTTGATAAAATAGTACACTTCATTAAAATTGCTCAGGATATTCACGTACACCAATTACTTGGGTCACGTTTATACAATAAACTACAATCTGACATCATAGGAGGCTCTCTAGCGGGTGATTACCAAACATTGGTAGAAGACTATATTAAGCCTATATTAACTCAATACACACTCTTAGAATACTTACCATTCAGTCAGTACACTATAAGTAATAAAGGTGTATTTAAAAGCACGTCAGAAAATAGTACACAACCTGACGCTGATGAGATTGATAAAATGAAAGATGCCGCTAGAGATACTGCTCAACAATACGCTCGTAGAATGGTAGACCATATAGATTTTAACCCTACTTTATATCCTGAATATTTAACCAATAACAATGAAGAAATACACCCACAGAAAGACATTCGTTTTGGTGGGTGGCATATCTAAACGCTAAACAAACCATTGAGGCGATGAAACAAGAAAACATAGAGAATTTTCGTATTACTAGGATGGAGAATGAAATAGAGTTCTTTAAAAAGACTACTACAGACTCAATCCAAAACAACGGAAAAAAGATAGATAGAATACTTACAGTTCTAGAAGCTGATGAGTCAATCGGAGAAAGAGGCTTAGTCAAGGACGTTAAACAACTTAAAAGAGAGGTTTACAAGCTTAAAGGAATAGCTAGTATATATAAAGTATTAGCAGGTGGATTGGCTGCGTTACTAACGGGCTTAGGTCTATATTTCAAAAACAAGGGATGAGACTTACTAAGAACTTTACACAAAGAGAATTTCGTTCTCGTGACGGTGCTAAGATGCCTTTAGATGTATTAGAAAACATCAAAGATTTAGCTTGTAATCTACAAGTCCTTAGAGACTTATTAGGTGAATCAATTAAGATTAACTCAGGATATCGCTCAGAAGCTCATAATAAGGCTGTAGGAGGCGTTAAAACGTCTAAGCACACTAAAGGACTTGCAGCAGATATAAGAGTAAAAGACCTAGATACTGATGACCTTTATTT